CTAGAGGCATAACCTCGTAGTCCTTTCTAGTGCTTACAGCGTTGTATCGGTGCTGATAATGTGAATCTGAATGGGCGGGTTGGTAGTGTCGTCAGGATCGTAAACCATGAACTCTCCCGATACCGATACTAGGCCGGGACCTGAAACAGTGGCCGGTGCCTTAGTAATCTTTACGGTAGGGATATGGATTTCCAGCGTATAGGGGGTAGCGCCCTCAATAAAGTTGGAGCTAACAGACTTGATGTGCAGTCCGGTAGTTGTACCCGCCCGGAAAGCGGCCTGAAATTCTGATTCGTTGTACTCAGCTTCAAACGTCCCGGTAATACCCGTAAAGTCCACCTGGAATTGTTCCTTCTTAATTCCAGCATTTCCCAGTCCGTACCGTTCGGTTGACAGGGTGTTCTTCCCCGCAAGGGAAAGCTTGCTGACTACCGACGTTACCGGCACAGCGCTCGCTACCGTGGTCTTACCGGCAGCAGTGGAGAAGGTTCCGCCCAGTTCAAACAGGGTCACATGACCGAAGTTGAACAGCGAGTTATTCGCGATATACGTAGCCGCCCCAAGGGCAGGAGTGGTTGCTTCATTCCATGAGTCAACCGACATCGACAGCAAGGTGTTAGCATTATCCTCAAAGGCAATTTCCCAGTCGGTAACCTTGCAGCCATTGTAGTTAAACGGCTGGACAGTACCCGTAATAGGTTCTGGCTTGCCAAGCTGCGCCGAGAAAGACTTACCTCGAAGACCACCGGGAGTAAAGAACCCCTCAAAGGCAAGAGTACCCGCAGGCACAACCGCAAGAGTCTGGGTAGCGCCCAGAACATGCTGCATCCACCAGGACATGCCCTTGAACATGAAAGGCAGTTCAATCTTGCCCGCTGCGGCCCTTCGGGAAATAGCGACCTGGTTAATAGACTTGAAAGTCTTAGTCGCCCGGATTCCATCGCCGTCCAGATAGGTCGGGTCAAAGGCCAGTTCCGCGCTATTAAATGTGTAGAAATGGTCTGGTGCAAGAACTGTACCGACCGTAACTTCGGTTTTAGTTCCTAGCTGGGCATCAAGCCCTGATCCGGTCGCCATTATTCACCACTCTTTTCGTCATTCTTATTAGTAGTGCTGGACTTAGCCTTAGGCTTAGAAGCACCATCGGCCCAATTTTCTTCGGACCAGGAAAGGGAGTTAGCTAGGTCGTCGGGAACCACGATTGAATCGCCAGTTTCGACGTACCCGAAATCTTCGCCGCCAAGAATGACCGAAACCGGGCTCTGGTGGCCGATGTACTGCTTAAGCATTATGTAAATTCCTTTACGATAGATTGGCGCGAACAGTAATAACAAATTGCATTTGTACCACCGCACCACCAGGTACATTCAATGATCGTGTATCGACAACATCCGAAACTAGGGCATTCCAGGTTTGGAGCGTGCCGGGATGAAAGCCAAGATTCGTAGATACGTTATCAATAACGCCGACTGCCAAACTTCGCGCTGCTGCAATTGTGGTAGTCTTACCGACCGCCACGCAGTTGATATTCATTTCTTCTTCACGAATCTTACCGCCCAGGCCCTTGTAAACCTGAGACATTGTAGCCGCATTAACCGGGGTTGCTTCCTCGCCTGTTTCCAGCGGCGTCTCTGCTCCGATAGCTACAAACTTTAGCTGATCCCTATCGGGCAAACTTGTGGGAGGGCCGTCAAATACCGGATAGGTCAGCGCCGCATCAAGAGTTGCAACAAGCCATACAATTACGTCATCAATAGCCGTGGAGTGTGTTGAGGGCATTAGTTACCGCCCCCGGTATCACGTATGAATAGGATATTCATTAGCGGAACCCTGGCCTTTCCTCGCCCGACAGCATCGCCATCGCGTGCGGCGGGATCTTGTACGTATTGACCAGGACTTCCCAGTTAGCTGTTTCGCTAGGTCCGGGCTCTAGCTGATCCGCACCATAAGGCCGCTGAGTCGCCCACATATCGTAACAAATCTCAAGAGCGGCGAGTTGAATCTTCTGCGAGATAACCGCACGGCCACACGTGTACGTTGCTTTCCATGGTCCGAAATAGAACGGCATGTAAGACGCCAACTCGACCGTAGCGCTGTCAGGATAAACGATGAAGCTGTTATTAGCCTGAGTCCACGTCGGCCCATTCACCCGAACGGAACTGATGGAGGTAATAGACGTTTCGTCAAGTAGCGGCCCGTGGGGCAGTTTCAGTACCCTCGCGGTATATCCTCCGGGAATTCGTTCATTTGTAAAGGTCTTGATAACGCAAATGCCTACCACTTCTTCAATCAGTTCCGTTACTGCCATCATAACCTGACGCAGCAGCGATTCCTTTTCGTTGGACGTGCTAGCTCCGTAGTTGATAAATGCCTTGACATCATCGATGCTGACAATAGACCTGAATGTAACAACGGGAACGTAGTCGGTCTTTGTAGTAGCCGGTCCAGTAGAAACCCACTGGAATTTGTACAAGCCCTCTAGCGTAAAGGTGTAATCGACGTGATAATGACCCAGACTGTCATGAGTAACGCTCGGAGTAGCGGTGGTACCATTGGGCAAGGTAATGGTGAGCACAACCGTAGCATCGATAAAGGCCCCGTTTACGTCCGTTAGGATAAACGTGGACGTATAGGACTCGCCCGTTTCAATCGCTGCCATTATGTCTCACCTGCTACCTTACTCGCTGTCTTAGTTTTACCGGACACAGCACCCCTCGCCTTGTCTCGATCGGTCACGGTACTATGAGATTTAGCGCCGTGGGTTACCGTTGCGCCATGTTCGCCGCTGCCCGCAACAGTCGAATGATAAGGATGAGTAACCCCTAGTCGTCCTGTCCCGAACGCCAGCGAAACTGCCAAGATCTGCGGCTTCTTAAGCCGCGCAGAACCAGAACCCGCGTATTGCTGAGTTCCGTTACCTAGCAAACTTGCCTTTTTGACAATGACGCCGCCAGCACCAGACCAGGATTCAGTTCCCGTGCCGTGAGGTGCAGGCTTTTTAACACTTACTGAACCAGTTCCAGCCACCCCGCCAGCGTTGCCGATTCCGGCCGCAGCAGGCTTCTTCGCGTTAACGGCTCCGGTGCCGGTGTAGACTTCGACGCCAGCGCCAGAAACACTAGTCTTTTTAATAGAAGTTTGGCCGGTACCCGTCACTCCTGCGGCAGTGTTAGTCCCCGTACCGTTCGCAGCAGTTTTCTTTATAGAAATACTACCTGCGGCGGTAAAGGTTTCCACGCCAGCCCCCGAAGCAGCGGGCTTCTTCGCCCTGCTACTTCCAGAACCCCAGAAGTTTGTACCTACGCCAGAAGCGCTAGGCTTCTTTGCGGCACTACTTCCCGTTGCCAAGAACTGTTCCGTACCTACACCAGAAGCGCTAGGCTTTTTAGTAGAACTACTACCCGTAGCAGTGAATACCTCGACGCCCGTACCATTGGCCGCAGGCTTCTTAACGCTACTTGAGCCAGAGCCCCAGAAGTTAGTTCCGGTTCCTGATGACGCAGGCTTCTTAGCGCGTGGTGCGCCTGTAGCCGTGAATTCTTCAACGCCTGTACCAGAAGCGGCAGGCTTCTTAATGCTAGCGCTGCCAGTTCCCGAAGTACCTGGAATAGATCCAGCTCCCGAAGCGGCAGGCTTCTTCGCATTAGAAGAACCCGTGGCGGTAAAGGTTTCTAGGCCAGTTCCGCTAGCCGCAGCCTTTTTAACTGCACTGCTACCCGAACCCCAGAAGTTTGTACCTACACCAGAAGCGCTAGGCTTCTTAGCGATCGGTGCACCTGTAGCGGTGAACTGCTCGACGCCTGTACCAGAAGCGGCAGGCTTCTTGATAGCACTACTACCAGAACCCCAGAAGTTAGTCCCTACGCCAGAAGCGCTAGGCTTTTTGAGAGCACTGCTGCCGGTTGCCGCAAATTCTTCTGTTCCAGTTCCCGAAGCGGCAGGCTTCTTAACACTACTTGAACCAGTGCCAGTAGCACCGCTAGCCACTGTCCCTGTACCAGCCGCAGCAGGTTTCTTAACACTGCCTGAACCAGTGCCGGTAGGCGTAGCTCGGGCTACCTCGATTACGATAATCGAGTGCCGGTTCGTGGTGGTCGAATTAATCGCGGTGGCGGTAACGGACCCGGCTGCGTTCCATTCAGAAATGGACCAGACGAACGACTGACTTGTTTCGGTGCCCAGCACCGCGTACCCGGCCCCGGCTGACAATGTACCAGCGGACGACTCGAAATCGGCCGCCGCATACGTAACCGAACCGTGTTGCAGTGCGCTGCCCAACGTCGCGGTAGGATTGGCCGCGCTGGATATGCCAGAGACCGCTGCCTGCGGCAAAGTGCCCGAACCGAGGCGGCTATCTGCTGCTGCTACCTTGTCCAGTACCCAATCAGCCTTGTCCGGTACGACACCCCATGTGATAGTGGTGGCCCCGGTGCTGCCACCTGCACCCGATGCTGCATAAAGGAATTGCGCAGTCCGGTCGGTGCCGGTATTGTCGCCGCTGACGGTGGCTATCAGAGTCCAGGTAACCCCGTTGCCTGTCACGCTAGTAATCGTTGGTGGAAGGGAACCTGCGCCAATGTAGGTACTGATGACCAGTAGGTACTGGGCGGTGATATCCGGGGTCCACGATGCAGTCGCGTTAGTGGCCGCTCCGACAGCGCCACCAGCCAGAACGTTAGTAATGGTGGCGGAAACAACGTCGGTGCCATTTGTAGCGGGCTTCTTAAGTTGAACAGTTCCCGTGCCCGTAACATCGGCAGGTGGCGGGGTAATTATTCTGGATGATAGATTAACGTTCGCCAGCCCAGTAGACTGGGCATACAGCTCAGGGAGCAGGGCTGTATTGGTGGCGTTTCCTGCACCCGCCGCAAAGTTTCCTGAATAGACGTTTACGCCGGGCGTGGTTACCGGCCCCGCCATAGTTTACTCAGCCCATTTAACGTAAGTGTCGTAAGTAACCGCTAGTGCACTAATTTGCCAGATGACTAGGTTAGCACTAATAGGGACGATAAATTCCTGAGGTTCCCATACAAAGACTATACCAGCTCCAATCACCGCTGGTAGCTGAACTCGTCGGAGAAAGTTTGTCGGTGCAGTTGGCTGAGTTGTAGCAAACGACGTAACAAGAGTGGTAAGAGCCGCAACATCTGCGGAGTCAAGCGCCTGCCCCAGTGTGCCCGTAGCGGCACCCGTGCCAACTGCTGCTGGACGACCAATACCAATTTCTCCCGCAACTGCCGTTGTTGCAAAAATACCAATTTCGCGGATAACCGCGCGACTACCCGCAGCAGTAAGCAGCGTGGTAATAGGACCAGCCGCCGCGCCAGTAGTCTTGGTCAAGCCAACTTCATAACGGTTACCCATAATTAAAATCCTTTCGGGGGATTACTCAGGCATCACAAGAGTGAAGCTGGAAAGCGTAATGTTAGCACCAGAGCTGAATGCAACGGAGTTGAAGTTGATATCTGCGCCGGAAGTTCCTACCGAACCTGCGGCCTTGAGCACCGCACCGGAAGTAAATAGGCCGAATGTTGCAGCCGTGTTGGTAGCAAGTGCCGTAACAGTCGATGAGACGAAACTCGCCGTAACAGTCCAGATCTTGTTAGGGAAAGATCCGGTAAGGGTACCAGTGCCCGCCGCCTGAAAGGCAGGAGTATTGAATGTAAATTCTGCCAGCTTAGTACCCGCGAATGCGGTGTCCGGGTCCTTACCACTCGACACCTGAGCATCGGTCCAGATAGAAAGCGTACCACCATTAAATAGTGCCTTTAGTGCATCAGACTGTGTAATCACCGCCCCAGCAGCAGCGGTATTAAAATATGCTGTCATTAAAGTTTACCTCGCAGAGTAGCCCAGAAACTAGTATTAGCTCCTATCGTGACAATTGAAACAATTAGCCGGTAGTACCGACCTATAAGCATTACTTCGCCCGAAGTTTGATAATTACCACCTACGGTTCCCACCACCGGGGCTGTATTCGCAGGAAGCGGAGTAAGACGCAATGGATAGCCCGCTGACGGGTCCACAGTTTCCTCAATTCCTACCTTCATCGCGCTGTCTGTAACGACCACTGCGGCCAAGACAGACTTTCGATCGTTGCTACTAAACCAGGGGCTATAAAAAGTTGGGGGAGAAGAAATTACGTCGCCACTTACCGGAGACTCATACACCAAGTCAATACGTGATTCACTCATGATTATTCCCTTTCAGTGCCGGTTGAAATAGACGGAAGCCGAATACTGCCAGAACCAACGATATCGGTGACAATGCCAGAACCAGAAATATCCCGCACTTCAGGCTTGTCCGAATCTGCGTTCCGCACAACTACGGAGTCTTCCTGTAGCTCATGCGGCAATCCTCGCCTACGATCCTTACGCTGATCTTCGCGCTTCGGTGTGGGCCGACCCTTTTTAGGTGTCGTTGCTGGCATTACTTGTTCGCCGCCTTTGCTGGGGTCTTAGTAGCTGTCTTCGGAGTAGCGGGCTTGCTGGCGCTAGTAGCCGCTGGCCTAGCTACTGGTCGCGCGGGGCGACGCTTCTCATCGGTGTCCTTGGTCCTAGTGTCTTCGGTAGTCTGTAGCTTCGGCTCTGAGCGCCCCTTGGGAGCCGCTGAGATCTCTTCTACGGCGTCAGGATCGAATCCTAGACCTCGGAGTACCCCTGCCAGTTCGGCCGCCTTAGCGGGGTCCTGAGTGGCCGCCATCTTGCGGCGTAGCGGTGCGATGCGTGGGTCTTCGTTTGTCATGTTGTTATCCTATCTTAGCCTAGCCTGAGCAGATCGGCAGTGTTGGTAACGTTCGTGTTCAGAGAGTATGTGACCTTGACGTATCGGTATCGCTGACCGGCCGGAATTACCTTTACTGCTGTCGTAGCCGTGGTGATTACGAATGCAGCAGAAGTAACGGTACCCAGTGAGCCAATATCCGAATAGCTAAGAGGGGAGAAGGACGAGTTGTCAAGTGAACCGTTAATGGTATAGGTACAAGTTGGGGTAGCACCAATGGTTGTTACGACTCGCACAAGGTGAGGCGAAGTCCTTGGACCCTGGTCGCCAGCGTCGTAGGTATTCGTGGTATCGGCGTTAGTTACCTGGCCGGTACCCAGAACAAAGGCAGTGGGGAACCCGGTAAGCGTTGGAGTAATTGCATTCAGGCCAAGATACTGCACAATTTCAGCAAACTTCCCAGGGTTGTTAACCACCGGGTTGCCGTAAAGTGACATCTCTAGCCACTTTTCATAAAGGTTGTCGGTAAAAGCGGTCATTTACTGTCCTTTCGAGACATCATCTTTAATTTGGCCCTGGGTTATTCCAAGCCCCTGCGAATTGCCCAATCGGGCGAATATGCGTGATGGTGAATAACTTCACCGTGAACATGTGGTGAGAATGTAATACAGCTAGCAAGAATTGCGAATGCGATTCTCGTATCCAGGTACCGCCAGCAACCGGCTCCATTACAATCAGGGCAAATCATTCCCGCGATATCTGGTCTGCAAAAAGCAGACGTTGGAATTTGCCGCTGCAAGTCGAGCGAGAACTTTGCGCAACCTAGACCCGTACTGCAATAGGATCGATGAGGTTCCGGGTAATTGTAATAGCCGAAGGTACACCACGGCTCATCACAATCCTTAAAGGACGGAATGGTATCTGCGGTGATTTCTTTGTCACCCTCGATAACGACCAGATCGTCCTGGCCCCAACGGGCAGCGATAGCTTCGTTGTATCCGAATAGACCGGGAGTTTTTACGAATTCTGTTTGAGGCGCATACTTAAGAATTGCTGCCTTAGCCTTTGGGTGTGGTTCATTGGCATAGGCGCAGATTATTTTCATTAGCTATCATTTCGGCTCGGGAAAAAACTGGCTAGAGCCTCTCGGCCATAATCCATTTGGCAAACAACAGCAATTCATCAGGAGTCGCGTTAGATTTCATTGTGTTTGCCTGATTACTGAGCCATTGCACATTACCCTTAACGTAGCCAAGTTCGGGAATGATACGATCCAGCGATGGCGAGTTTGGCGAAAACCCAGATGATCCCGTATTAACGCGCAAGTGGATACCCAACGCTGGGCAGAATTCCGGTATCGGCGGTATATCGTCTCGCGTCAAATCAAACGGAACGCCTGCGTTACGAGCGCGACGTTTTGCATTCAATGTAGACCCCCGAATTACATCGGCTTTGTATCGCTCGGCCATATGCTTTTTCATGCAGTCCGGGTTAGAACTGCAAAACTGGGTTGTATTCTTACCCGATAGTTTAATTCCGCACTCAGTACAATAACGGAAGGTGTATTTGCGTCTTGACGAAAGTGTTTTCAATTTAGTTCCTTTCTCAAACTAAATTGGGTGCAGGGGCAGGACCCCCTTGGAGAAAGCAAGGGGGTCCGTACCGCTACAAATCGATGAACGTGGCCTAAGACCACGGTCAATTAAAATCCAGAAGGTGCGGCAAGTGCAGAACCGTTGATCTTCTGAATTGCCAGCCCATAACGCTGGTAGGTATAAGCAAAATAACCATAAACCACAAGCAACACACCAAGGGATGCTGCCGCAGGCTGTTCAGCCCGAATATAAACGGGAGCCCCGGCATCTTCCCAGAGGTGACATTCCTGCTGCGGAACCACGAAAATATGATCCTGTGTCCCCCCTGTAGGGGCACCAGCAAGAGCAAGAGTAGTCACGTTCGCGTCGGTTACAACCTGCATACCATTAGGCATGACACCACTCATACCCTGGTTATACGGAGTAGCCTTGTTAGCACCCGCAGCCTGGGCAGCAGGCTCGATGCCTGGCTGAGTAAACACAGGCCATGTGCTAGTCAGAAGCGACTGCAACCAGAACCACCGGCGAGGGTGCATAACGACGTGAGTCGGATGCGCCAGCCCGCGAGTAGCGGTATCACTCTGCGATGCCGCACCCATAATCGCGGAATAAATCGTCGGCACGTCTGCTACGGTAATAGCGGTAGTAGCGTTACCTACGGCATCAAGTCCAGTAGAAGCCTGGTTCAGCAGAGTGCTGTCAAGGCTAGTTGCGTACTGGCGGAAAAGGTCCTGCATTACAACGTCTTCAATACCAGTTCCACGCTCAATTGCCTGGCGGGAAATGGTCTGCTGGCCAGCAGCAGTCTGCACGTTGAAGGTAAGCAGGGTGTCGTCCATCGGCGTTGCCTGCACTGCGGTCGATTCAGATGCCTGTAGTGCAGCACCAGAAGCGGTTGTAATACGCGAGATGTTCAGCGACATACCCGAAGCAGGCAGGGGATGCTGATTACACATATCCGCGAATGGACGCAGGTTGGCTACTGCCGGTGCAACCATATCGATAAGGTACTGGGGAACAACCAGACCGGAGAAAGCCGAAGTACCGACTTCACCGACACGCAGTTCCATACCATTATTTGCACGGTTAACCTGTTCCTCACGCATGTGCTGCTGTAGACGACCAGCGGCGCGAGCGTCGTTAGTCGTGAACTGGCGCACAACGTCATTCAGGAACATCTTACCAGTAGGGTCACTGCCCTTGTTATAAGTTGTTTCCTCATGGCCGACAGATACGCTAGCACGCTGAGTAGTAGCATTCTGCTGCGGAAGTCCCGCAGGCGCGGTAGCATGGGTCAGGTCATCATCGGTACGAGCTTCATCAGCCTGTACCTGACGTGCCTTAGCCAGCTTACGCTGAATAGACGCCTGGTCAACGCGAGAATTCTGCACAGTTTCCTTGAGCGAGTCAAAGCGTGTATCTTCCTCGGGCGACAGGTCGGTGCGCATTTCCTGCTGAGTGGTAGCCAGAATAAGCTCCATCTCCTTACGGGCGCGCATTTCCCGCTGCTGAGCTGCCTCTAGCTCAATCTCCATAGAGGCAACAAGTTCCTTAATATTCATCAGAGCGAATACCTTTCATTGCTCGATATTAAACCTCAATAAGCCTTTTGCTTGTTAAGGGTTTTGGGCGCGCATTCGCTCTGATTTGCGTGTATGTCGTCCAGAATGCCGGTATGATCATTACCAGCAACGGTCTGATTGCCGTTAGTTATGTAAGTGGTCTGATTGCCACTTCAAAATTAGATATCTGAAGATCGTGCAAGCTGATCAAGCTGCTTACGATGGTCCTTGTTAAGCGACTTAAGTTCGCGCATAGCAGCACTAGCCGAACGTGTGTGGGTAGGCTCGGGAGCCGACGCCAGTTCCTCTTCTGCATCATCCAGAACGCGCTGGGCATCTGAGCGTGCCTGAGCCACGTTGGTGTAAATTTCTGCATTTTCCATGATAAGAACTTCGGCCGCAGCCCTGAGTTCAGGCAAGAGTTGCGCAGAATCCATACGCCTAGCCACCCTGATAAGAGCCTCGCGAAGAACTACCTTCGGCATATGCTCAAGATCTTCGAGCCAGTCAGCAGCACGAGCTGCAATGCTGGTAAACGGATTAGCCCCGAAGTTAACTGCCGAGACATCGCCGCGATTAATGTTAAGCTGCTTCAATGTAAGCTGCGTGTAATCCTCATCCCATACGTGATCTTCAATACGGAATGCAAATGACATCTCATCGACAATCTCGTCATCAATGGCAGACGCCAAATCCTTAACGTCCTGCCTTTCGGCATTTAGCCAAGCCCGGATATTCATACCTGTAGTATCACTGTGCAGAGTCAAGGTTGGATTACCGCTACGCGACCGCGACCGCGCCATTGCGACACCCAGGTGATTCACCAGGAATGCAACGTCGGGAGTCTGCGAAAGAGAACGGTCGAGGGAATGCGGATCAACCACTTCCATATAAGGACCAGCCATATCCCACATTTCATAGCCGCGATTGTAAATAGTTGCATAACCTTCAACCTCATAGACAGATCGCCCATCCTGCTTGACAAACTTGCCACGCATTTCGGACGGGAATCCCCTGCGGCGAACATCTCCACCAGGAACTTCCTGGCGATGCTCTAGCCGGTAGTTACGCATTTCGTTAAGCGCACCACTGCGATCCTTTTCCGCTGTCTGGATTTGTTCCATAAGCTTATTAAGCTGCGCTTGTGCTTCCGACCTATTTGTAAGGCCATCGACCTGCGAAAGACCTGACAGTGCAGCCCTTACACCGGCCGCATTAGGTGGGCTCGACGGAGAATAGCGATAAGGAAGCTCGTAGGATTCCCGATTCTTCGGGTCGCCTGCTTTCCTCGCTGCGCAAATCCCCTGGTAAAATGCTGCGGGGTCATCGGCGTTTGCGCCTGCTGCCCACGCCTTATCGGCAGACCACGTGCTGAAATCAATAGTAGCCATTTAGAATTTTCCCTTCATCGTGGCTCATTATGGATTGGAGCCGCTAATCGGTGGGGTCTTCTTATCTCCACCAGTGTCAATTTGGTCGCCAATAGCAGGATTAACATTCGGGTCTTCCGGGTCGCCCGGCAACATTGCCGAAGCCTTACCGTGGACAAGTCCTGCCTTGAAGTATTCCTCGTACATCGTGTCAGTTGCCGGATCGCGGCCGAATACGGCGCGTGCCTCGGTAACTGTAATTGCACGGGAATCGATCTGAGTCTTAACCCATTCGGCCCTTGTTACAGGGTCCATTCGCATAAGATAGTCGGTGTCGAATTCAAAGAACCTTGGGCGAGGTAGCATTTCTGTTAGCTTCGCTTCGCGTCGGGTAATTGTCGGACCCAGATGCATAACCAGGAATTGCAGGTTACGCTGAATGATGTTGGAATAGGTGATATGAGATCCGCCAGATAGGATCGCGTCAATTACGTCAGCCGGAACATTGAAGAACCGGGAGACATCGACGCTGTTAAGCTTCGCTCCCTCGATCCAGTCATTAGAGGCACTTTGTGCAGCTAGGAGTGTGTACTCCCAGTCATTGCCGTGAATGAAAGGCTCATCCATCGCCTGCGACGCACGCCACGATTCCGAGACAATTGCCGCTTCCTTATCATTAATCTTTTTCTGGGTATTCTGCAAGCTAGCGCGAGGTCCCTGCCCCGACGTAAAGAACTCAGTAGCGAACTGCTGAATGGAAGTGTACTGACCCAAGGTATAAGCCGCGTATGTGACAGGACTCAAGCCCACGGGCAAACCCGCAACGGTGTACTGCTTTTCATGCCAGATAAACTTAGGGTCGAACTCAACTCCGTTAATGCGGTAGTTGCTAATCGTCATACCCTTAGCATTAATGACAACGGAAGAACTCGGCACCAGCTCAATTACGGTAGGTGTCCTAGTCCGCTCATCCCATTCCTGAATAATACCGATAGCGTTACCCGTACGATCCAGCTCCACCTGACTTGAATACAAGAAATGCATAAAGTCAATTCCGCTCATAAGCGGAGTAGGTGATGCGTCGATCTTATAGGGCACGGAAACATCAGGCAGATTTATAGTGCTGTAAACTCGCCAAGGCAGTGTAGAAATCAGGTCGGCCCTGATTCGGATCGCGGCCCATACTGCGGAGTTACGCATAGCGGTATCAAGGGTGACGGGCTCGGCCCCGCCGCTAGCGCCGTTATTGTAAATCCTGCGGGGAATCAGGTCTGACGTTTGAGACATTCCCCAAAGGGGAGTATTGCTCACGCCAGTTCCAAGCGAACCCCGTTCTTCTTTGCTTCGGAAAACTAGTCCCATCTCATCGCCTCATATCAATAGCAGCCAGAATGATAAACAGTCCCCACAAGATACCACCGGCCGGGCGGTAAATAGCTGCGACACTGATAGAGACAATTGCAGCACCAAGGGTTACCAGTACTGCGGCACCGTTAAACTTTCGAGCGAAAAACCCCTTACCGAATTTAGTGGCAGAGCCACACCCGCGCCAGAAGCCGCGAGCTGTGACGCATATCACGCCCCACACAACTGCCGCATATTTACGAGCCAGGACCTTAGATTGCGATGCCCTTTTCTGCCAAGGCTCCGAGGTCATCTTCATCTATAATTCCTCTTTCGTAAAGACGGCGGATATCTTCCAAACCGTAATGTCCTGCGCGGTACAGTTGAATAACTCGCGACAGGTTGAAGTAAACTGAATCGGCGGCATCATAGTCGCCTTCATCGCCAAATTCCATAAAGCCCCAATGCGCGAACGCTGCGGCCATCAGCGGCGCTTGTTCCGACCCGGCGTTAACACGGTCGAACGCGCGAGACTCGCTGAGCTTCCGCCATTCCGCGCCCGCGATAGCGGTACGCAGACTAGCCTGAGCGTAATGACGCAGGGTATCATCCCTGAATGCGTCGAATAGCAGCCCGGAAGCGTGCGCGACTTGTGAAGCCTGCAACGTCTCTACCGGGATTCCTGCCTTTTCCAGATCTGTGATTAGCGAACCTGCTGCGGCGCGCTTGTCGATGATCCATTTAACGGGCTTCCACTTTGCGTGGATTTCCTTAATTCGATCAAAGAGCCAGCCGGTACCCTGCTTGAACTCGATGATCTGAATACCAGTTCGACTATCAGAGCCTCGGAATCCCGCGACGGAAATAGCGGCACAGCTACGATCCATCGCAATGTCAACAGCGAAGACTGGTCGCGCTACTCGCTCCGGTTCAGCCCTTTTATCCTTGGTGAGATTCCACCATTTCTTCGGGATAACAGTCCAGCCCTCAGAATCAGCGGGCCACTGGCCGACGCCAAGACGTTCGCGCCACCATTCAGGTTCGTTGCCCTCGAATGCGTCGCGTTCCTTTTCGATAAAGCGCTTAGTGATGCGAATGCCGTAACCGGGGTTAGCCTTGGCTACTGCTTCCTCGCTGTCAGGATCATCATGCTTATCGCAGTCGTAATCACAGTACTCGTCGCAGATATCCGCCGAATACTCAATGTATAGCAGGCTATCGCTGGTGCCTGCAAGCCCTCGACGCCTGACCTTTGCGGCCTGCGTAGAAGTTTTCAAGCCTGCGGAACCTGCATAAATTACTTGGGGATTTGGCCTTGCTGAAAGGGAAGGGAGCGAAGCTCCGATTTTCCCCGCGTCCAGAATCATATCCTCGTCGTAGGCGATGCAATCGCCGGTAAAGCCTCGACCTGATGCCTTACTGCGAGCGATGAAAATCAGTCGCTTGCTGCCGACCCTGCGGATATGCTTGCCACCAGCGCCAATAATAATGGTGGGCTTTGCTTTAGTTTCGATGAATTCCCGGCCGTATGCAGACGAGTGACGACCCTTCGGGGCGGCCACCTGCTTCATAAGATCGGCGTTGTTTTCGATGATTCCCCACACGCGCAGGAAATGTTCGCTAGAAGTTTTGTGTTCGTGGGCTGTGTGGATCAGAAGCTTGTCGGAAGGCCAGCAGAAAAGTCCGAACAATTCTCTAGCTTCATAAATGGAGCCTTTGCCATTCTGCCTTGGTACCGTAAGCTTTACCTCAAAGGCCGTCCATAGGCCGTTTTTGTCCCGGCCCAGCATATGCGTAAGTGAATATCGCTGCCAGTCGTCCAGATCCAGGCCGTGCTGCTTTGCATAATCAACAGCGTCGTAGCCTGCTTCCAGGTTATGAGATATCGGGATATGAAAGAGGCGCGGGCGCTGGTCGCCAATAAGCGCCATCGTATCGTCCTTAATTTATGCTTGGTCGTACTCCCTGGATGAGTTGCACAGGTCGTGAGCGGGTCGCAAATTCTCGTAAGCATGGGTTCCGCCCTGGAATATCGGGATAACGTGATCTGCGGTGATGTCGCCCTTGAACCGGAAAGGCTTAAGGCAGAGCCAGCAAGGGAGCCGGTGCCGCCATGCGTGATAAACCATTCGCTTCTTGTTACGCTGGTATTCCGGGCTTTTATAGTGCCCGTTCGGCATATCAGTATTTGTCTTCTAGCGACTCTTTATCTGCTGTAAGCGTAGGTCGCATGGCATCAACCTTTTCCAGTGTGAGCCGAAGCTCCCGATTCACGCTCGCGACGGCCACTTTGTCATCCTTGCCGTACTTAGCGTCACCACTCATCTTGAAAGTAGAGTTTGTGCCGTCGAGAACCTGAGCTAGGTTGATCGCCATGACCTCCCAAGCGCCCGTAGGTTCGAGGATGCCCCATTCGGTCATCGTGGTTCTGACACCTTGTTCGACTTGTCCTGTCTCCATTACTGGCCGCCCTTCTGGACGTATCCCTGAACGAACTCTTCTGCGTTTTCTTCGAGCACACTGTCAATTTCATCGAGGATATCGTCTATGTCAAATTCCTTGGGTTCTGGAATTGACTCTTCCTCGACTTCCTCGACTTCGGCCTTTCCCTTAGACGTTTCCTTGTGCTTACGTTCGCTCATTGGGAAGCTACTTTCTCTTGAATATCGTGGACCCGGTAACCTTCATCGAAGAATCGTGTAGAGTACTTTCGGAAGTGATGGCCGCAGAAATACAGGTCGCCGCCAGGTACCTCGATCTGAAACTTAGCGTGAGCGATAGGGAATCCGTCTACTTCCGAATATCCGCACCTGTCACAAGCTCGCCAAACCCGTTTTACTACCACGGCTACGGCCTGCTTAACTTTCCTGGTCGCGGGTGCCATGATTCCCATCGACTGATGCGGCTGTGGCTTGGGGCGATCGTCATCGTTGCTTAGTCTACCCATGCCGATCAGCCTCCTAATGAGGTTCAGTGGGTTCCAGGTCATTGTTTTGAGGTTTCTACGCGAGGGCTAGTATTCGCTCCCGCAATTCGGAAAGCTGTTCTTCAGTAGCCATAGTTATAGTTGAGTTACCCTTACTGAGATTGCAAACATAATGCGCGAGCTGCAAATTATCTAGAGCGTGAGAACCGCCTCGACTTACCGGAATTGCATGATCAATACTAGGCATGTCAGGATCGTGTTTATCAAATTCCTTGTCAGGGATAGGATCGCCGCAGATCTGACAGATACCGTCGAATTCTTCCATCAGGTAAGCGATAAGATCGGTGCGAGTTGTGATTTCCTCGATACCCAGTTTGTCCGCTCGTCGTGCTTGAGCGATGGAAATTACACGATCTCGAAATTCAGGATCAGAGCGATACCGGGCCATGATTGAAGCGCAGCTAACCCGATTGTTGTGAACCCGTGAGCACTCTCTGCCGCAGGTCAGACGCTTCCCTCGCCAGAAAAACCCGCTGCCGCATTCACTGCAAATTTGCAAGGGAAAGAATACGGTGTGACGGGGCAGTTGTTTAGGGGATACGCCCCCTTTCCAACCATCACGCAGTCGAGAGTTACACCTCATACTGCAAGACTTCTGGACCCTGTTCTTGGGTGTAAAATATTCGCCGCAACCCTCGCATAGAAGTTCTTCGCGTATGATAATCGAAGCCTTACTACGACAACCGTTGCTACAAAATTTTGCCTCTACACCGCTGTGCCGTACCTCAAACGCATTACCGCAATATTCGCATACTCGTTGACGCAGTTTCTTTCGGCAATCCACGCATACAGGGTGGTCAGACGATGAGGAAGCCTGATGCCAAACCCTTTTCCCGCAGCCCCCGCCACAAGTCGTCCAATAGTTCACCACAGGGCGATCGGAAAGGGGTATCGCGTCTCTTTCAACCGTTGTTGCCGCCATTTTTAATTAGTCCTTTGGAGTAGGTAAGGTGATTGAGGAGCTGTCCTAATCATCGTAGATGTGTTCGAGAAGATGATTGGAGTCGAAGCGCCCTGACCTGCGTCTTTGTCCAGGCTATGCGGTCTGGTATTCGAGTTGTGCCTGTGACCTGCGTGTTTCCGAAAACTTCAGGGTCTAGAGAGAATTAAATGGGGACCAAGAGGGTCGGCATTTATCGAATAAAAAA